TGCGCATCCGGCGCCTCCGCCCTCGCAGTCGCCCTCGCCTCCTCCTCTTTCTCCACCTCCGCCCCCGAAACCTCACCCGAACCCGAACCCGAAGCCTCACCCGTCCCGTCCACATCACCCGACTCCTCCGCCTTCTCCGCCTCCTGCTGTTCTAGAGTTGTTCTTGAAGTATTAATAGCATCTATCTTTTGTTGTGCTTCTTTTAATTCCTTAGCACGAAGTTGTTCCTTATCCGTTTCCGCTTTATAATTTATAGCCTCATCTCTTTTATGTTCTAAATCAACCATACTATTAGTATGCGCTTCTAGTGAAGCCTTTTCTTCTTGATCACGTCTTATAATATCTCCATAATCACGTTCAAGAGCTTCTTTATTTTTCACTGCATCATCCTTTGCAGTTATAAGTGCTTTATCTGAATCTTCTTTATCTGTTATCGATTCTTGTTTTTTATTTTCGGCATAAACATCTAATATTTCTTCTTCTATTTCATTAGTTATTCCAATCTCATCCTCTTCCGCAGCTTTACTTTCGGCTTCTTGCATATCTCTCAGGTAAGCTGCTTTAAAATCATTAATTTGGTCTATAATTATTCTAACAAAGGGCTCATGTTGCATTAAATTCAAAACATTTTTAGCGAATTCAGTAGTTATAGAATTTTCTTTAGAAATTGCTCGGTTGACATTTCTAGAATTATTATTGTCAATTGTTATAATATCAAAACTTTGACCACTGAATAATTTATTATATGCACTATAACTAAATTCCTTGGTCGTTTTTGCCACCGTCTTCGCCACCCGCGACGCCTTTGAACCTTCTTCTTGATTTGTGTTATCGGATATATTAATAATAGGAAAATCTGGAATACTAAAAGAATCATTTCGTAAAAGTCCACCCCCCTCTTGCAGTGCGTACTTTTGACCTTCTTTATTTTGACCTACTGGTTGAACCACCTCTTGCTGTGATCTTACCTCCTGTACCATCTCCTTAACCGCCTGATCTTTTTTTTTTTGCTTTTGCATTTCCCCTTTTTGCATCGCTTGTATATTCCTCACCGTTATGCGCCGCGCCTCCTCCTCATCCGCCTTACGCACCATTGCCATATCAGCTTCACTCAGCTCATCCCCATTCGCTGCGCTCCTCCGCAGTTCATCGATAGTCGCATTGGACGGGCTCGCCTCGGCACCCCGAACCGGAGCATCTGTCTCTTGTGTATTATATAGCTCTTGTATAATTTTTGTAAAATGTAGAACAACAGCATCGGCTCCTTCATTCAAAAGTTGTGAATTTAATTTAATTCTAAGAAATTTTCTATTAGTGCCATTATTTAATTGATCACAATGAAAATATAAATAATTATAATTAGTTAAATAATCATAAAAACAGATAAAGTTTGAGCCAAGATTATTATCTATATATACGGGGTCATTAGCAACATCCGTTTTTTTAAAATGTATAGGCAACATAAGTTTTTCAGATGGATAAAAATGAAACATACTGCTTTGAAAAGAGATAAATATATCAGCTAGTTTATCAAATATTTTATATTCATCAAAAAATAGTTTAACATTTGCTTTATAACTATTATAATGTTTTAATGGCGGATATTTAGTATTGGCTAAGCCTGTTCCTTGAGATTTCTCATCCATTTTATCTAAAGTATCTAACATTTGTTTTTTAATAAAATGTTTAATACGTTTTTTAATTCTATTTTTTCTTGCGACAGTATATGTAGCATAAAAAGCAAACAGTGTAGCACCAACAGCAGCAGAAATTGGTCCCGCCAATACAGATGCAGCGGCACCAATACCAAAGGGACCAATCGCGGCCATAGCAACACTAGAAATTCCACTTGTTATAAATGAAGTAGCCGGTAAACCAACAGCAGTTCCAACTGCCATAAATGTAGTAGCGCCAACTGCAGTTGCAGCAGTAGCAGCTTGAACGCCTGGATTTCTAGTAACATCCTTTCTCACAATCGCACCTTTATCAAATACAGCTGGTCCCCTGCCTTTGGCCCCTCCTCTCTTTATAATTTTTTTAGTATATTTATTTTTTATTCTAGGTGACTTACTTTTACTATATACCATTTATATATAAGTAATTATAAATAATTTAATATTTTTTATGCAATAAATATTAAATTATTTATTTTGCTAAAATTTCTCTAATTTTCATAAGTTCATTTGCAATATAAACACCTCCACCTCTTCCTGGTTTATAAATATTTATTTTAGAATTTCCAGTCAACAATAAAATATCATTTAGATCTTGATTAAATATGTTGGAACCATCTTTTTTTAAATTAAACTTAGCATAAAGTGATTCTGTTAAAAATTTAGAATAATCTTTTTTATAATCTACATCAGAGATAATTTTAGATTTATAAGTAATAATCATTTTATCATAAAAAGCTTTAGCTAATTCGGGTGAAGAAGTTTCTTCATTAGATAAAATAAATTTGTTATAAATATCAGGTAAATTAGAAAATCTAACAGCATATAAATAATGATTAACACTGGGCCATAAATTTCCTTTAATTTCTAATTTTTCAGTATTATGATTAAGTAAATAACTATTATCTAATTTTCTCCTCCAATCTTTAATTTTAAATAATTTTAATACATTAGGTAAAGTTTTTTGTTCTTTTGTAATAGTTTCTCCAGAACCTTCGCCGAGTTTTTTATGAAGTGATTTAGAATAAATTTGTATTACCATAGTATCATCATATAGTAGAGATTTAGGTTTGTCAACAAGAGACTCTAATTTGGGTTGAGAAGTTTTTTGAATTTTAACATTTTGTTTGGTAGCGAAATCTCTAAAGTCAGGTATTTTATAAAATAAAGATGATTCAGATTTCATACATATATCAATAATTTCTTCCTTTAATCTGTTTGGTAACTCTAAAAATTTAAATGCTCCTTTTCCAATATTTTTATCATAAGTAATTAATTTATAATGACTACCAATTTGATAATTACAAATTATATAATAATCAGGATCAAATATTTCTTTTTTCTGTAATTGTTTATCGCTTTCACCACACTGTAAAACTTCAGGGTTAATTTCAAGTGTTTCATTAAAATTTTCTTCAGCTAAAATAATAAATTTAACATTATATAATCTTTCTAATGCAGAAATAGCCCAAATATCAGCCCAATATGTATTAGTTTTAATAATATTTTTTAAATCATCTATGGTTTTAACATCTTTCATAAATTCAAATTCTTCAGTAAGTTCTTGATATTCTTTAATTTCTTCATTAGAATCAACCACTTTTTGTAAATTAGATTTTGCTTCTTCTAACATTATAGATTTATCATTGGTGTTGCTAGTGCCTCCGATCATAACTTTAAGACGTTTATGATGTTTTTTAAATTTAGCTATTTTTTCTTGAGTTTTTTTTAATCCACCTTTGTAAAAATCATAAAATTCTTTATATGTATTATACTGAACTTCGTCTAGATCATCTGCTAATTTTTTTCTAATATTTTTAACACTAATAGTGCTATATTTTTCTAAATTTAAGGTTTTTAATGCGTCTCTTAAAACAGCAAAAAAACAATCTCCGCCGCCTTCATTATTAACAATAGAATATTTATGACTTTTTAAAAATTTATTAATCCATTTATCAGAATCATTAGATTTAAAATTTTGGATTTCAAATTCACTTTCATCTTTAGTTTGTTCTTTTAAAAAAATAGGTTTATCTTCAAATTCATTAACATTTTCTTGTTCATCGTCAGTTGATATTTCAGAATCTTCACTGGTAGCTTCTTCACTTTCATTATCGTCTTCATCATCGGTATCATCTTCGGATTCGGCTTCTTTAGTAAATTCAACATTATCTTCTTCAAAATTATATTTAGATAAGATGTATGATTTGGCGTATGAAAAAAAAAGTGGATAATCAAGTTTTTCAATAATAATATTACCATTTACATCTAATAAATCTCTATAAGTAGTATTTTTAGTTTCAAAAATACCAATTTTAGCAACTAATTCAATATTTGCTACTAAATATATGTTAAAATAAACAATATTATTATCAATATGTTGAAAGTTTGGTTTTCCGAGTACAAATTTAACTTTTTTTCCAAATATTTTAGCTATATAAGCATAACTTTCGCCTTGATCATTTTTATCAAGATTATTGGATTCTAAATAATTAATGTTTTGATCTATTTTTGATAGAACCATATATAAGTTATAAGAATAAGAAAATTTTAAATTTTAAATTAATAAATATTAATTTAAAATTTATTTCAATAAATAGTATAATGATAGCATTATATTATTTATTGTATAAAATAACAAGTTATAATTGCGAAAATTTATTATGGATAGTTAATACATCAGATAAATTAGAAAGAATATTAGAATATATAGATATAAACTCTAAATATGAAAAATATTATATAATAGAAAGAGCAATAAAATTGGAAGATAAAGAAAAAGAATTAAATAGAACATATTTAAAGACTTTTATATTAAATAAAAATGATATAATAATAAAAGAAAGTCTTTAATTTATAAATTTTTTTCAACGATATCTTTATGTTTAAAAATTATTTTATTAGTAATACTAGAAAATGAATTATTTTTTAAAGTAGATATATATATAAAATTTGAAACTAATTTTTCATCTGTAAGTTTAATATTAGAGGTAATTAAAAATAAAAATTGTGTCAATAATTCATTATATTCTTTTTTATCTTCTAATTTAATATTATTTAATAATTCTTGTTGTAAATTACTAATAGCATCAGTAATAATTTCTAATGGTATTAAATTAATTTTAAAACAATAAATATAAAATATACATAAACATTTGTATTTGTCATTATGTTTATTAATTTCAGTTAATTCATGATAACTATTATTAGAATTTGGAAGTTTAATTAATTTATAAATATTGTAAAAAATCTCTAAATAACTGTTTAATATATCAGAAAAATCAGAATTAATATTTATTAAGTTAAATAATAAATCAGAATAAAGATTGTTAAAAATAATATTATTATAAACTAAAGAATCAAAAATATATATATTAATATTATTTATATCTATTTTATCTAAATTGTTTTTATCATCAAATATAGATTTATAATAACATAAAAATTCATTTTTTAATTTTTCATAATTTGATTCGGTTATTTTATTTAAAATTTTTCTAATATTAGTAACAACCATTGCATGGTCTGATTTATTATTAATATCCTTAATTCTATTAATTTTATAATTATTAATAACTTCTTTATCTAATCTTATTTTTTCATCAAACTCTTTATCGAGATGATCTTTATTAAAGTTTCTTCTAGAATTTTTATAATTTCGCATATGTCTATTTTTATTATTTTTATGGAAAGAACTAGAAGTAAAATTAGGAACAATATTATATACTGGTTTTTTAATATCAATTAAAATATTATTTAAATAATTTTCCACATCAGAATTTAATTTATAAGAAGTCATAGTTTTTGATAATTCGTCTATAAAATTTATGTCATACCTAGGCATTTTATATATTACTATAATGAAGTTTTAAATTATATTTATATATATTTCGTTAGCACTATAAAAATAATATATTATTTATTAATAATGGATTTTATATTAAATTTATTAATTACTCAAGATAAAAGTGATGATATAGAAAATATAAAAATTAATAATTATTTTCAATTACCAATTGAAATGATTGAAAATAAAATAGAAATAAATAAAAATATAGTAAACGATTTAGAATTAATTGAATTAAAAGATGAATTAGATAAATTAGATGAATTAGATAAATTAGATGAATTAGATAAATTAGATGAATTAGATAAATTAGATAAATTAGATAAATTAGATAAATTAAACGAATTTGATATATCAAATAATTTATATAAAAAAAACTTGTATTATGTTCTTTTAGAACCAAAAAATACACTAGAACAATCAATAGCTTTAAAATGGGGTAAATATTACAGCAATGATAAAAATTATTTAACTGAAACTCAAAATTTATTAAAAAATTTCAAAAATAATGTTAATTTTCAAGATGAAGCAACTCAAAATGAAAAAATTTTTACTGATTCAGAAGAAATAATAAAAGATAATGGATTTAAAGAAAAATATCAATTTATAGATTTACCATATTTTAATAAATACAATAATAATGAATTATGTATGCAAATGTTATCAATATTTAATTTGGCTAATCCAGTATTAAGTATATTAGCACCTATATTATTATTATTATTACCATTTTTTATTATTAAACTTCAAGGACACGAGGTAACATTAGAATCATATTTAGTTCATTTAAAAGAAGTCTTTAATAATCATATAATAGGTCAATTTTTTAATGATTTTTATGATGCACCATTATCTACCAAGATTTATTTATTAATAAGTATTGTTTTCTATATATTTCAAATATATCAAAATGTAATTAGTTGTGGTAAGTTTTATAAAAATATAAAATATATGCATGATAAATTATTTCAATTGAGAGATTATATTACTAATTCTATAAATAGATTCAAAAATCTATTAAAATATACAGAATCTCTCTTAGCCTATGATAATTTTAATAAATTTTTAAATGAAAACATAAATGTTCTAAATAATTATTTATTAAATTTGAATAAAATTAAAGACTATAATTTAAGTTTTAGTAAATTATTTGAGTTAGGACATTTAATGAAATGTTTCTATAAGCTACATAATGATAAAAATATAATAAAATCTCTCTATTATTCGTATGGTTGTAATAGTTATATACATAATTTAGTTTCGATTCAAAAACATTTAAAAAATAATACAATTAATTTTACAAATTTTGTAAACAATAATAAAAAAACTTGTTTTATTAATTCATATTATAGTGAACTTTTGAGAGATAGTAGTGATAATATAGTAAAAAATACTTATAAATTAGATAATAATTTAATATTAACTGGTCCTAATGCAGCTGGTAAAACTACATTATTAAAATCTACATTATTTAATGTTTTACTTTCTCAACAAATAGGTTGTGGATTTTTTGACAGCGCAGAATCTAAAATTTATGATTTTATACATTGCTATATAAATATACCTGATACATCAGGGAGAGATAGTTTATTTCAGGCAGAAGCAAGAAGATGTAAAGAAATATTAAATATAATAGAAGATAATAGTGATAAAAATCATTTTTGTGTATTTGATGAATTATATAGTGGAACTAATCCCGAAGAAGCTGTAACAAGTGCATCTGCATTTTTAAATCATATTAATAAAAAAAATAATGTAAATTATATATTAACAACACATTATTATAAATTGTGCAAGCAATTAGATAAAAATATTTCAAAAAATTATCATATGGAAATTAAGAAAAATAAAAATAATGATGATTTTAAATTTACTTATAAAATTAAAAAAGGAATAAGTAAAATTAAAGGAGGATTAAAAGTATTAAGAGATTTAGAATATCCAGATACTATTATTGATGAATTATCAAAAAACTAATTATTATTTAATTAATAATAATGAAATACCAACAATAATTAATAAAATTGAGAAAATCTGTATATATGATAGATAGTTTCTTAATGTAACAGAAGTTAAAATTGCTAATAACATTATAAGAACTCCTGAATTTACTGCTCTTGTAATTCCGGGATTTTTCATATTTTTACATGCATCCCAATAAATTAAATTTCCAATAAATGATAATAATGCCATTACTATAATTATAAATATAATTTCATTTGGTAGCTTTTGTTTGTGATAATTCCTATATAAATAATAAGGTAGTGTGACTAATCCACAAATAATAAACCATGTAGTAACAAATACATCAGTGTTGATAGACTGACAATTAGTAAATTTATATAATAATTCCATTACTACAAAAAATAAAGAACTTAAACCGGCTAATAATATAAATTTCATTATATATATTTCAATATTAAAAATATATTCGTTAAACATTCTTAAAAAAAATAAAAATAAAATTTAATGATTTCTTTATTAAATTTTATAGATACAGGATTTATAATTACTTTAGGCTTATTATTATTAGTATCTGGAGCAGTTATGTTATATAGTTATAGACGTTTAAATATTTTAGAAAATAGTTTAATTGAACATGGTAAAATTTTACAAAATTTTATAGTAAATTATAATAATCATAATCAATTTTTAGTTAATCAACAAAGTCAATTCGGAAGTTTAGAATCTATTTCTAATACTAATATTAATTTACAAAACAAAAATAGAATTAGTGTTTCAGACGATGAAAACGATGAAGATGATGATAATGAATATGAAACTGATAATGACAATGAAGAAAGTGATGAAAATTTACATGAAGAAAGTAGTGGAGAAAGTGACGGAGAAAGTGACGAAGAAAGCGATGAAGAAAGTCAAAAAGATAATAATGACATTAATGAAAAAGATATATTATTTAAACATGATACTTTTGACTTAAAAAATGAACAAGATTCAGAAGATGTATTTTTTACAAATTTACCAATTAATTTAAATGAATTAAATTTAGATTCAAAAATTATTAAATTAGAAACATCAGAAACAGAACTAGAAACTAGTGAAAAAGTTAATGAAAAAAAAAATTATAGTAGAATGAAAGTAGATGAATTAAGAAGTTTAGTAGTAACTAAAGATTTAAAAAGTAATGAAGACGCACAAAAAATGCAAAAAAAAGATTTACTTAAATTATTACAATAAATTTTTTAATTAAAATATATTATAAAATTATATATTAAATGAGTTGGGGTACTTGTTATAAAGGTTCAAATAATATTCACTTTAATTTTCCACCCATAATGAATGATGGAAGAAATTATTCTAATTACCAAATTGGTGCCAGTTTAGATAATAAATTAAAAAAAAACGCTAATATTAAAACTAATAGTGATTATAGAAAATATTTACAAAATAATGCCGATTCAATAATTAAAAATAATCAGTTAAATGCTTGCAATGAATGTTCTACATGCCCATACTATTCGTCATCGAATCAAAATTTACCAACAACAAAACCATATATTTTTGATTCTATAGTTTCAGATGATCAACCATATGGTTATGAAACAAGTGATTTAAAAAATATATATTTATCAAAACAAATTTTAGAAGCTCAAATGCATGCACCTAGATTTAAAATTCCAAATAAAGAAAAATAAAAAAAACTTCTTTTTAATTATTTTTTATTATTAAAAAGAAATAATCTATTACTATATTATAAAACTATGCCGATGGCTTTTCTAGACAGTTTAATGGCGCCTTTAGGTAAAGAACATTGCACTGTATACTATTTTCTTGGTCTTTTAACATTATTTTTTGCTGTATTTGCAGTATTAAATGGTGTTTATCAAATGTTAGACAAAAAATCCAGGACAAGTGGTATGTTTTTAATTCTTAACTCATTAACTATGTTCTTTATGTACTATTTATACAGAATCGTATATTCAATATGCATTAAAACTTTATAAAATTTTCAATATAAACAATATAAGAAATAATTTTTATTAATAAAAATTCAGCGTCACAAGTAAAAATAACAATTATATATAATATCATATCATCTTTATCAGATATTTTTACTAATGAAGCTTTATATATTATTTTAATATAAATAAAATTATTTATTTATATTAATGAAAGTTCTTAGTATTGATATAGGAATAAAAAATTTGGCTTTTGTTATTCTTGAACATGACAAAAATAAAGAAGAATTTAATATCGAAAAATGGAATGTAATTAATCTTTGCAATAAAATACCTAATTGTTCTTCATGTATAAAACCTGCTAAATTTTGTAAAGATTTTAATTTTTTTTGCAATAAACATACTAAGAATACTGAATATAAAATTCCAACAATTAATACCAAAACTTTATCTAAACAAAATTTAAAAAATATTATATCTATAGCAAATGATAATAATATAGAATATAATAAATCAATATCTAAAAATGAATTAATAAAATTAATTGAAGATCATATTAATAATACTTGTTTAAATAAAATAGAACAATTAAATGCAAAAGATATAAATTTAATTGATTTAGGTATTAATTTAAAAAAGGAATTTAATGAATTATTTACAAATATTGATTTACATAAAATAGATATTATAATTTTAGAAAATCAAATTAGTCCAATAGCAAATAGAATGAAAACCATACAAGGAATGATTGCTCAATATTTTATTGATTGTAATAATTATAATATTGAATTTATGTCTTCCGCTAACAAATTAAAACTTTTTAATAATACTAAAAAAACAACATATTCTGAAAGAAAAAAATTAGGAATCAAATACACACAAGAATTACTTTTAAAAAAAAACATGATGAGTCATTTAGAATTTTTTAACAAAAATAATAAAAAAGATGATCTTGCCGATTGTCTTTTGCAAGGTATATATTACCTTCATACCTTTAATAAACTTTATATTTAAAATATATATTAATTTTATACTTGAAATTAACAGAATCTTTAAAATATATATTATTATTATAATATATATATGGGAAATTCAACTATAATTAAAAATAAGAATGATTTAGAAAATTTAAAAAGAAAACAGAAAACCTTTATTACAAACTTGGATACATTACATAATAATATATTACAACGCATCGAAAATAATAGAGGTAATAAAAGATTCGTTATTGGTGATAAAGAAATCGATACAAGAATTAATGAAGAGTTTGATTCATTAGTTCGGACTTTAGAAGAGCGTAAGAATAACCTTAAGGTGCATATGACTTATTATAGTGCATTAGCAGAATTTTTTAAACTATATTTTAGATATGTCGATGGTATGAAAAAGAGACAATTAAGTAAAATAGAGGCCCAGACATTATCACGTGATATTCTTAAATTAACAGAAGAGCTAAGCAAGGGTATCAATGATGGTGAAGTGGAAATGATAACTGATCATATGGTGTCTCCCCCGCCCGCCACGCCCTCCAAAAAAATTCAGAAAGAACAAGCACTTAATAAAATAACTGAGCTGATACAAAGAGGTAATATAACCGCAGAGGATATGATTGAAGCAGAGCATAACGCCCGTATTTTAGGTATCTCTGATAAAGAAGTGCAAGATACAATGGATAACGCATCATCTAAAGATAAGAATTATAAGAACTCTGCTAACCACGCCCTTAAAAAAGCGATAAAAACCGGCGATGATATCAAAGCGGTCAAGACCAAATTCAGACTGACGGAAAGAACGATCTATGATATGAAGTTACTTGTCGCGAAGGAAAACCTTAAGGAAGCGGTGGATAAGATAACTAGAGATCCTGGCGAGGCTGATAAAGATTTTTCTAATAGAAAAGAACAAGATCGTGATCTCCAGCCACATAAGGATCATGCGCTGAATCTGGGCATCACAGAACGTGAGGTTAACTGCATTATCAATCCTAATACCCCCGGCTGCAAAAACTTGACGGTGGAAAAAGTCTCATCCGCCGCCTCCAGTGTCGCCAAGGCCGTCCGCGATCCCGTTCGCGAATACCGTCGACGCGGAAAAACAGCAAAGCCCGCCACCACCCCCACCCCCGCTGCCGCGTCCTTCGCTGCATTTGGTAAGGCAGCAAGGAATGCATTTGGCAGGGCAACAGGGAAACCAAATGAGACAGCCGTCCAGCTCGACGCCCTTCCCCCCGCCGCCTCCGGCTCCGCCGCC